GAGGCTGCCGCTTCGGCGGCTTCTATTGTGGGTGACAGGGATGCTGCGGCTGCTTCGGCGGCTGCGGCTCTGGTCAGTGAGAATGCAGCGGCAGTGAGTGAAGCCAATGCTGCGACCTCAGAGACGGGTGCGGAGGCGTGGAAGAATGCTGCTGCTGCTTCTGCGGCTGTAGCTACCACTAAGGCAGCTTCGGCTGCTGCGTCTGAGGTCTCAGCTAACAACTCGGCCTCTGCTGCTGCTACCAGTGAATCCAATGCTGCTACATCCGAGAATAATGCAGCGATTTCGGCAAGTGAGGCGGCTGCTTCGGCTGCTTCCATTGTAGGGGACGCGGCGGCTGCGGCGGCGAGTGCTGCGGCGGCCTTGGTATCTGAGAACAATGCAGCTACCTCCGAGAGTAATGCCGCTTCCAGTGAATCGGCGGCGGCTGGTTCTGCCTCGGCTGCCTCTGTCAGTGCGGCTGCTGCTCTTGTATCTGAGAATAGTGCTGAGACCCATAAGAACAGTGCAGGCACCTTTGCAGGGAATGCCTTAGTCAGCCAGCTTGCAGCGGGTATATCGGCTGGTGCTGCGGCTGGTAGTGCTTCGGCTGCTGCTATCAGTGAGAGCAACGCTGCTGGTTCTGCATCGGCGGCGGCTGGCAGTGCAAGTGCAGCGGCAGGCTCGGCCTCGGCTGCGGCCACCAGTGCTTCAAATGCTGCTACCTCGGAGGCCAATGCTGCTCAGTCTGAGATTGACTGTCAGTATATTGTGGACAACTTCGGTGTCAAGGCTGGTGATGTTTTCTTTGAACGGCGTGGACAGACAGGTGATTCCGTTTCGATATCTGCTGGTGTATGGACTACCATCAATATGTCCAATAATGTCAATTATTCTAATGCTGGTGATACAAACAACAACTGTGATTTTGTGGCACCTTCGACAGGTCTTTACCATTTTGATGCGTTAGTCCGTTTCAATGCTATAAATGATATATGTATGGTTCGGTGTTTAATTAATGCGGGTGATATAGGTGGAGGGTATTATAATGCAACCTATATCACAAGTGATGGAGCCATTACTCTCAGCTTTACACTCAAACTGGTAGCTGCTCAAGTATTCACAATACAGGCTTTTGCTCAATCGGCTGGAAACCTTTATAGTGAGTTCAGCTTCTTCAGCGGATATATCATCAGACCACTATAGAAAGGAGGTGTCTATGAAAGATTCAGCACAGTGGGCGGGTATCATCGTGGCCTTATTCCTGCCCATCGTCGCTGCCTTGGTCATCCTGTACTCAGACGTACAATCACTCAAGGTCACCAAAGCGGAACAAAGGGAGGTATTGGAATTAAAAGTTGATTTCACGAAGCAGATGACCCGTAACACAACGGCCATCGAAAACTTAAATGAAACACTCAAAGTATTAGGAAGGAGATTTGACAATGGCAAATAAGAATGCGGCTAACGAGAATGAGATCGGCATCCTGCATAAACTGATCACGATGTGTCACAACCTGAAAGGGCAGGCCATGATGGATGCAGCTAAGATCCTGCTTGACAATGGGTGCGAACCCGAGGAGCTGGCGATCCTGCTGAACTCCAAGGATCTCGCTGTCATGCAGAAGTGGGTGGAGTACAACGGTGTATCCTGTCGTGGCATGGATGATGAAGAAGGATCTGAACTCTCTCAGCGTCTCAAGAAGCTGAAGCAGGCTCAGGCTGGCAAGGTTGTTTCTTTTGTGGATGCAAAGGAGGCTATGTAATTAAGTTGCTCTATAGATAAAGGAGGCTGAATGGCTAAACGTGAGATATCTCAGGAAAGAGAACTTGAGATGCGTGAAGCCTTGGCATTGGTGCAGGAGACTTTTCCAGACAGTGAGGAAGGTTTCCTGCTCTTTGCTCAGACCTGTGTTAATGAGTTGATAAGGGGTAACCCTGACCTCAACAGGATACAGGCTGACATCTGCAAGTGGCTATACTCTGGCCCTAAGTACCGCATGGTGCAAGCACAGCGTGGACAGGCAAAGACGACACTCACTGCAATTTACGGAGTGTTCCGATTAATACACAACCCCATCCTGAGGATCCTTATCTTCTCTGCTGGTGGTAAGATGTCGAAGGAGATTGCATCTTTCGTTATTCAGATAATCAATGGCCTTGACTTCCTCTGGATGTTGAGGGCTGATAAGACTGCTGGTGACCGTGAGTCCATCGAGGGCTATGACGTTCACTGGATGTTTAAAGGTGTGGAGAAGTCTCCTTCCATTAAGTGCATGGGAGTTGATACCAACGCACAGGGCTCACGTGCTGATGTTCTGATTGCAGATGATATTGAATCCATGAAGAACTCAAGGACAGTGAATACCCGAGAGGTACTGGAAGACTTGACAAAGGAGTTTGAGGCCATCTGTGCCGAGGGTGATATCATTTACCTTGGTACTCCTCAGTCTGTCGAGTCTATCTATAACAACTTGGTTGGGCGTGGATACGATATCCGCATCTGGCCCGGTCGTTACCCTACCGAGAAAGAAGAAGATACCTATGGAGAGAACCTTGCCCACATGATCAAACAGGACATGATCATCAATCCCCGGCTCCGTGAAGGCGGTGGGATGGATGGTGGGATGGGTAAGCCCTGCTGCCCTGAGATGTTCCCTGAGACGATCCTGTTGGAGAAGGAGATCTCCATGGGTCCGGCTAAGTTCCAGCTTCAGTACATGCTGAACACGAACCTGTCCGACTCTGAGCGTTACCCGTTGAAGATCGAGAACCTGATGATTGCCGACTTCAGCCGTGATCAGGCTCCGGTCCTGCCGGTCTGGTCGAACGATCCCCGGAACCTCTACCGATCCACCGTGATGGGCGGGAAGTATAAGGTGTTCCGGTGTGTCCAGCACCAGTATGAGATGAGGCCGTTTGATGAAACCATCATGTATATTGATCCGGCGGGTGGTGGTAAGAACGGCGATGAGATGGGCTATGCGGTCATTAATTTGATCGGAGCCTACATCTACATCTCAGCCGTCGGTGGTGTGCCGGGTGGTTACGAGGAGTCCAAGCTGCTCAAGCTGGTGGCTGTGGCTAAACAGCACGGGGCCAAGACGGTGTGCATCGAGAAGAACTATGGCAACGGCGCTCATGCCAATATGCTCAAGCCTCTCTTTGCCCGTGAGAAATGGCCGGTTAAGATCGAGGACGTGTATGAGGCAGGCCAGAAGGAGCTGAGGATCATCGACGTGATTGAACCTTTGCTCTCCTCTCACCGACTCATCATATCCCCACAGGCGCTCGACTATGACGCCACCTCGGTAGGCATCTACTCCGTGGAGAAACAGGTCACATACCGCTTCATTCACCAGATGAAGATGCTCACCCGTGACTCCGGTTGCCTCCGACATGACGATAGGTTGGATGCGCTGGCCGGTGCTATCCGGTGGGTGATCGAAAGGTTAGATTTTGACACGCAAGTTATGATTGAAGCGAAACGGCGATCTGAGGAACTTCATAAGATCGCGGTATGGAATGATCCCGTCAGCCGGAGAACGTGGCTTACAGGGGTGGTTCCGGTCGTTTCCGGTCGAGTATCACGAAACAGTCTCACTCCTCGGGGTGGTCGTGGCGGTCGAAAGTCCCGAAATCGCTGGTAATTCCATTAAGATGCAGGAATTTAGGTGTTGTAACTTCTTGTTATTACACCTTTTTAATTAAGTTGCTCTATAGATAATGGAGAGAACCAGAAAGAATAAGAAATAAAAGAAGAGAAGAAAGATAAGAGATGACAAGAACTCTCTATCAATTCCAAGTAATTAAGTTGCTCTATAGATAAAGAAGCATTAACCCAAACAATAAGGAGGACTAACATCATGGCAACAAAATATGAACTCGTAGGTGACACTCAGCCCGTAGCAGAGAAGTCAGCAGTAACCGTTCTGGACCTTCCCATCGTAGCTCAGGCTGACCTCGAAGATAAGGACAACGTGATCAACGACAGGCTCCTCTCCGGCAAGAAGCTCGGAGGGATGGTTCTGGTCAAGGAGACCACAGGTACAGGCTATGACCTCGCCGTGGCCACTGGTCCCGCAGAGACAGATACATGGGAACTCATCGGTGATGACACAACCGAGGTGATCACTCCTGCTTAATCGCGAACTTTAAGAACGGCTTGAGTACACTCTCTGGCGAGCTTCAGATATACTCGTTGGAGGGTTGTACCTTGCCGGAAGGAGGCTGACTTGCTCAAAGATGTGGCAGTACTCACCACACCCATTCTGGTGACTTATGAAGAAGATGGGGAACCCTTGGCTCTCAAGAAAGGGACAGCACTTGCTATAGGCAACGTAGAGGTGGAGGTGACCAAGGCATCCACTGGTGCCCTCCCTGTAACAACGTACACTGCCAAAGAGAATGCTGTCTGCTTCCTTGTGATTGATGACCTTGGATTCCCCATTCATGTTCCTTATGGAAACGTAACCTTTGATACCGATGAAGGAGGAAAGATTATATGCTGAAGAACTACCCGATCAAGCCCGGAGATGTAATGGCCTGCGAGATTGCAGAGGATGGAACTCTCACAGATCTTGAAGGCGGTGTCTGGAAGTACAGGCACAAGGGTCGTGGCCCTGCAACTACCAT